GCCCCGTCCCGTCCCGCTCTCTCTATTTCGATGAAAGGACACGACGATGGCTGACATCGTTCTCCAGCGCGACGTGGGCTCCCTGGGCTCGCTGCAGCGCCTCTCCGCCGCCTCCTCGGCCACGGCCGCGAGCACCGGCGATTCCACCACCACCACCGGCGCCACCATCGACCGCATGGGGTTCCCTTCGGGGGCCATGCCGATGAGCCTGGCGGCCGCCATCGCCTATGAGGCGGTGCTGGCGACCAGCAAGACCCTGTCCTTCGGCTACGCCGCCCAGGACAGCGCCGACGGGACCAACTGGTCTGACTATCAGACGGCCACCTATGCGGTCGTCGCCACCGGCGCGACTGCGGCCTCGGCCGCGTCGGGCCAGCTCGAGGTCGGGGTCAACCTGACCTCGGCCAGGCGCTACTTCCGGTTCAACTACGCCACGGATCTGAGCGCCACCCAGACCGACACCGCCGCCGCCCGGGCCGTCGGCTTCTTCGCCGGCTTCGACCGGCTGCCGCAGTAGGGCGCGACGGCGTGCAGGACATTGCCATCACCGAGCGGCTGGAGCGTGCTCGCCAGCGCTCGGTGATGATCTGCACGCCGATCGCCCGCAATCCTGTCTGGGAATACACCGCCTCCCTGGCCTCGACCCTGCTGTTCCTGGGCGAGCAGGGGGTGCGGACGACCTTCCAGTTCGTGGTCGGATCATCGGTCATCCACAAGGCGCGCAACGAGCTGTGCGCCTATTTCCTGAACAGCGATTTCACCGACCTGCTGTTCATCGACGACGACATGCAGTGGAATCCCTCGGATGTGCTGCGCCTCCTGGGGTCCGACAAGCCGCTGGTCGGCGGCGTCGGCCGGATGCGCTGCCAGAAGCCGAACAGCGACCCCTCGGTCTGGTGCTGGCGTCCGCTGCGCGATGGCGGCGGCGACCTGGTCCAGGACGCGATGGGCGCCGTCGAGGTGCGCGGCCTGGGCGCCGCCTTCATGCTGATCAACCGCCGGGTCTTCGCCGACATGGTCGCGGTGCATCCGGACTGGAAGCGCGACGGGCCCACCGACTGGGACCCCGAGATCCGCGCCCGCTATTTCGAGTTCTTCACCCCCAATGAGCGCGACGACGTCGGCGAGCTCAGCGAGGATTACGGCTTCTGCCACCGCTGGCGCCTGATGGGCGAGCGTGTCTGGGCCGATCCCACCATCCGCCTCGGCCATGTCGGCGCGTTCAATTTCGCCGGCTCCGTCGAGGAGCTTTTGATCCCCAGGGAGGCTCCATGAAGCCCGCGACGATCGAGGACGTGCTGCGCGCCCGCGCAGAGGCCATGGCCGAACACGACGGCGTGCCCGTTGCGCCTGTCCATATCCATGGCGCCGCCAACCAGCTGCAGGCGGAGCTGATCACCGTCCGTGACGGCCTGCTCAATCCCCCGCGTGCGCCGGAACCGCCGGTCGAGGCGGTCGAAGAAGCCCCACCGGGGCCGGCGGTCGAACCCGCGCCTGCGCCCGCGCCGCCCCCGCCGCCCGCTCGTCGCGCCAAGGGGAAGGCGCAATGAAGCTGGTCACCTTCAGCCAGGCGCAGGCGCCGCACGGCGTCGGCGACACCCGCCTGGTGCCGGACCGTCTGGCCAAGAAGCTCCAGGCCGAGGGCGTGCTCTCCGCCAGCGTGACCTGGCCGGCGCGCGTCGAACAGGCGCCCCAGAAGCCGGTGCGTCCGGTCGTCCAGCCCACCCGGCCGATGGGTTCGCCCGCCGGCCGCATCGCGAGTTAGGCCGATGAACCTGCTCAGCCTCCCCGCCATCGCCGCCGCCGCCAGTGGCGTCAGCGGGATGCTCAAGCTCAACGCCGCGCCGCGCAACCTCGCGGCGCAGGCGAACTTCGCCTATGGATCGGGCGGCACGTCGGTCGATGCCTGGCTGCAGACCAGCTTCGACCAGGGGGCCACCTGGACCGACATCGCCAACTGGCATTTCACCACCGCGGCGGCGCGGAAGGTCAACAACCTGTCGGCGTCGAGCTCCAACGCGGTCACCGCCGCCGACGGGGCCCTGGCCGCCAACACCTCGGCCGACGGCCTGCTCGGCCCCTGGTTCCGGGTCAAGTGGGTCACGGTCGGGACCTACGCCGGCGCGACCAGCCTGAGCGTCGACGTCGCCTGCGACCAGCTCGGCGGCTGAGCCAGGGCCGTGGGCTATTCCGTCGCCACCACCGTGCTCGCCCCCGCGGCGACCGCTGACCTGACCGACCTGGCGGCGGTCAAGGATGAGCTGTCCCTGCCGGCGGCCGACACGTCCAACGACAGCTGGCTGGCGGGCGCGATCACCCGGGTGTCGGCCAGGATCGCCGGCTGGGCCAACCGGGTCTTCCTGCCGGAATATGTCAGCGACGCCTTCGACATCGAGCAGGACCCCTATCCGGCCCAGACGCCTGGCGGCTTCGCCAAGCTGCAGCTGAGCCGCTGGCCGGTGCTGGCCATCGCCTCGGTGACCCAGACCCTCGGCGTCGGCCAGTCCCGGTCGCTGACCCGGGATGTCGACTTCCGGCTGGACGCCGAGACCGGCCAGCTGCTGCGGCTCAACGCCTTCACCGCGGTGGGCAGCGGCTGGGAGGCCCTGCCGGTGACCGTCGCCTATGTCGCCGGCTACGGCGCCATGGCGGCGGAGACCCACACGGTTCCGGCGACGCCCTATCATGTCACTGTCGCCCAGGCCGCGGCCTTCTCCTGCGATCAGGCGGTCAGCTACGCCGACGGCGCGGCCCTGGCCCTGGTCGACGAGTCCCCGGCGCATGGCGAATACAGCGTGGCCGCCGGTGTCTATACGTTCAATGCCGCCGACACCGGCCAGGCGCTCAGCTTCAGCTATGCGGTCGCCGCGGTCCCCTCCGATCTCGCCGACGCCTGCCTGATGCTGGTCACCTCGCGGGTCCGCAGCAAGGGCCGCGACCCGGCCCTGGTCCAGCGCGAGACGCCGGGCGTCGGCAGCGAACGCTGGTGGTTCGGCGGCGCACCCGGCCAGACGGGACCCTTCCCGCCCGACATCGAGGCCGGGCTTGAGCGGTTCCGCACCCCGGTCGTCGCCTGATGGACGCGATCCACATTGATGTCCAGGGCGAGCGGCAGGCGGGGATTCGGTTCGATGAGTTTCCGGATGCGCTCTATGAGGATCTGAAGACCGAGATCGACGCGCTGGGCATCGAGCTGTTCGCGGGGGTGGAGGCGGCGACGCCGATGCGGTCGGGGGAACTGCGCGCGCAGGAGCGGCTGCGGGTGTTCGCCGATCCGACCCGGATCACCGCCTATGTCGACGTCGCCGGCCGGAAGGGCTCGCAGGATTTCGCCAAGGCCGCCGCCCTGGAATACGGCGCGCACCGGCCGTCCAAGGTCGCGGCCCACACCATGGCGCTCGACCACTACTGGGCGCTGAAGCTGACGGCGCCGGAGCGGGTGGTGGTGGACGCCTATACCCGCACCCCCAACATCGCCGAGCACGCCTTCGAGCGCGGGCCGCTCAACGCCATGGCGCCGGAGGTGATCGCCCGGCTGAACGCCGTGGTCGACAAGGCCACGGCCGAGGCCAACCGATGAACGACGACTTCGAGCCGGTGATGGCGGCGCTGTTCTCGCACCTGGTGGCGGCGGCGGCGTTGAGCTTCACCGCCGACGCCGTGGCGGCCAGCGCGGTGCTGGAGAATGTGTCGTCATTCACCGACCTGTTCGTGGGCCTGCCGGTGTTCGGGCCAGGGGTCGGCAAGGGGCTGGCCATCCATGCGCTGGACGAGGATGCGCAGACCGTCACCCTGACCGCCGCGGTCACCGCCGGCGGGACCGCCGCAGGCTTCAAGACCGGCTTCCTGACCACGGGGCGGCGCACGCCGCACTGGTCGCAGGTCTCGGCCCAGCCGGCCCTGTTCTTGCGCCGCATCGGGGTCACCGACGAGGCGCAGGAGCCCTTCATGCGCACCACGCTGGAGTGCGAGGCCTGGATCTACTGCAACGCCGGCGAGAACCCCGACATTGCGCCGGACGAGGCCCTGACCGTGCTGGAGCGGCTGGTGCGCAACAGCCTCAAGGCCCCCGGCTGGGACGACGACCTGCACTTCACCCTTGGCGGCCTGGCCTACTGGTGCCGCATCGAGGGCCGCAGCGACATCTCCCCCGGCGACCAGGGCGGCCAGGCCATCGCCCGGCTGCCGATCCGCGTCACCCTTCCCTAGGAGCCGCATCGTGACCACGGCGCAGTCGCCGCTTGCGCAGCTCGAGGCCCAGGCGGAGCGCATCGCGGCGATGCTCAAGGCCGCCGAGCGCGGCGAAACGATCGATCCCCGCTATGCCGCCAGGATCGAGGCTGCGCGACGGGGCCCCAGCTTCT